TTTAACTCTATGCCACACAAAACTAGGAAATACAATAATAGATCCTTTTGGTAATATTTCTTTACATTGTATTCTATGTTTTGATTCATCTCGCATATGTGGATCATAGTTCCTAAAATCAAATTCTAATTCACCACCTTTATATTCTGAGCCATCTGTTAATTGACAAGTCATAGATAATTTTCTTATTTTACCTTTTTCTAATCCTTCTTTTTCATAAGGTTTATCCCAACTATCACAGTGCCAATCGTAATATTGATTTAATTTATATTTTGTAAATTGACAAGCCTCTGATCTTTCCCAATCAAAATTCCAACCTGCATTTTTATTTGCTTCGTGAACGTATGGATGTAATTCTTTATATATCCAAGTATCATTTAACCAAACTAAATCAGAATTTCTTTTTCTTTTTAAATCTAATACTTCTTCTTTGTTTAATTTTTTATCACCATAACCACCGGTTCTAGCCATAACTTCTTTTTGTGATTTAGCATATTCTATAACCTCATCACAGAATTTAGGTGTAAGCGCACCACTAAAATACCAATAGTAATTAGATATATTCATAAGTTATTGTTTGCACAAAATTTAAACTATCTTTTTGATTGTTAGTTAAATAATACATATTAGTTGATGGAAACATTATAAATTTATTATTTGTAAGAGGTATATCCCAAGATCTACCTTTTCGTCTGTTATCTTCATAATGTATTCTAACCATACAATCTTTTACATTAACTCCATATAAAAATGTATAATCTGGTGAGTTTCGTAAATCTACAGGATCTATATTTAATAAAGGAATTGTAGTTTCTTGAGGCTTATACATATTACCCCACGTTTCTTTGTTAACTAAAGTAAAACCATATTCAACACCAATATGATCTCTCATATAAGTATTTAACATATCAAATGTTCGTGAAAATGGAAAAGTTGAATCTGTAACGTGTGATGTTAATATATCTTGTTGTAATTTATCTCGGTCAATGTCCCAATCTTTAGGCATTGCCACATCACCAAAATATAGAGCTTGCTCTGTTAATACTTTCTTCTGCATACCACCACCTTTTTTAATTTATGCTAAAGCGTCTGTCAAGTCCCAAGATTGATTAGCTTCATTCCAAACATAGCCCCAAGCGTGAGTAGCAGCTTCGTTTTGTGAAGTTTGTTCTGCAGTTAGTTCCGGTTCATCACCAATTGGTGATTGCCATCTAGCTTGATCCATGTTTTTTACCCAAGAAGCAAAAGGTTTTTTCGGCCAAAAAATTTGATCATCTTCATCCCAAATAAAGCCTATACCTGCATAGTTTCCTCTTAATGCTTTTGAATTATCACCTGATGAATGTCTATTAAGAGATGTATTGTATGAAGTTTGAATCCACATTTGTGCAGGCCAATTATTATGTTTTTCTAAATATTGTTGACCTACTGATTCATCTTCAACACCATCAGCGTTAAGCATATCTTTGTTATCCAGTGTTAATACTTGAATAACTTTTCCATTAGCTCCTAGTTTTGCAAAATGTGCCATAATGTTTCTCCTTATATATTAATTTTAATTGCCATTCAACTACTGAAATTTATACCTTATTACTACTATACCAGAGCCACCCGAACCACTTTGGCCGCTTCCTCCACCATTAGATTGTCCACCGCCTCCACCACCACCAGTATTTGCGGAACCATCTCCTTCAGCAGGAGCACCGCCACCTACACCACCTGAGCCAGAACCATATCCAGGAGAAGCACCTGTTCCACCACCACCTGAATAAAATCTAAATGAACCACAAGATTGACCATTTGAACCAAAAGCTGTTGGTAAACCAGCACCTGCACCACCGTCACCATTAGGACCTTGAGATGGTTTAGGGGTTCCTGCAGCTATAGCTCCACCGCCACCACCAGATCCATCGTCTGGACTTTGACCTCCTCCTGTTCCACCAGGATTACCTTGAGAAGGACTTACAGAAGGCGTATTACCAGCACCTGCTGGTATAGGTGAAGAATCTCCACCACCTCCTCCTCCACCAGATCCTCCATCTCTACCTGGATTTGGAGCCGAACCATGTCCACCACCTCCTCCACCAGTAGATGTTATACTTGAAAAAATTGAACTTGAACCATCATTTCCTTGAGTTATTGAAGGTCCTACTGCTGCTCCACCAGCACCCACAGTTATTGGATATCCTTGAACACTTACAGGTAAACCTGTTGGTGATCTTAAAGGATGTCCGGGTGCACAACTAGGTGAACAATAAGTTTGAGCTGAATATCTAAAACCACCAGCACCACCTCCTCCGTTTCCATTACCTGGCTGTCTATGTCCTCCACTTGCACCACCGGCAACTACTAAATAATCTACAACATCTGAACCTGCTGGATTACCTGCACTAGAAACACAAAATGTTCCAGGTGAAGTAAATGTATGAATTTTAAAATTTCCACAAGTAGTAACTGTGTTACCACCTGTTGCTGCTACAAACGATGCTGTCTGAGCTTCTGATTGTAAACCATCATCTGTTACTAACCAACCTTGCGTTGAATCTATAAATACTAATGTTACTGCAATACCTGCAGTGTTTAAAGTTGCATTAACTGTTGAACCACCAATTTTGTCTGAACCGTTTTGAACTAATGTTACCGCATTATTATTAAATGTTCCTGCATAATCTTTAAATGCAACTACTGCTCCTGCTGTTCCTGCAGGAAGATTAACTGATATTGTACCGGCAGTTGTATTTAAAAAATATCCTTCACCAGCGACTGCTGTAAAACCTGAATCTGAATTTGTTTTAACTGTTGTTGTCCAAGACGCCGAACCTGTTGCACCAAAGTTTGTTGCTGTACCTTGGTTGTTAATTGTTGCACCACTAGGAATTGTAAACGTATCGCCACTATCTCCTAGAGTTACTGTTGTGCCTGATCTTGGGCTAATTTTATTTACTTTTAATTCACTCATAACTTACCTATTGAAATTTGTACCTTATCACAACTATACCAGATCCTCCAGCTTTACCTTCAGTAGGAGTTAAATCACCTCCACCTCCACCGCCACCACCAGTGTTAACTGTTCCTGCAACTGCTTGTGTTCCACCTGGATCTACACCACCTTGACCACCTCCGCCAGCACCACCAGGGGCTGAAACTAAAGCCATTCCAGGACTTTGTTCTGCTCCACCACCGCCACCGCCAGCTCTTGCTACAGGAGAGGCTGTTATACAACTTGTTGCTCCTGCGCCACCCGCTTGTTCAGCAGTAGGATTTTGAGTATTTGCTGGACCAGGAGATATTCTACTTCCGCCAGTTGCTGAGGCACCTCCACCACTACCACCTCTTTTAGTTCCTGTTGGTCCTGATTTATTATCAATTCCTGTTCCTCCAGGATTACCTTGAGAAGGAGAAACTGGAGGTGTGTTTCCAGAACCCACAGTAGGTATTGCAGGAGGTCCACCGGGACCTACACCATGAGGTCCACCAGCACCAGACCCACCACATCTATTACCTGGTTTTGTATTACATCCACCTCCACCACCTGCAGATGTAATATCATCAAAACTTGAAGATGAACCTGCTCCTCCTGATGTTGGAGAAGGAGTTCCTGCTGTTCCGCCAGCTCCGACCACAATAGGATAACCTTGTACTACAAGAGTTTTTCCAGCGACTGGAGCATTTGCTGGTAAACCAATAGAATAACAACCAGAATCAGCACCACCAGATTCTCTGTATCCTCCTGCTCCACCACCGGCTCCATTTGTATTTCCACCGCCACCACCACCAGCTAATACTAAATAATCTACTTTATTTGAACCTGCTGCATTTCCTTTATTTGATACACAAAAAGTTCCTGGAGAATTAAAAACATGAATTTTAAAATCACCCGAAGTGGATGTGCATCCACCGCTTGCAGCAATAAATTGAGGTCCAGGTGCTTCTGATTGTAAACCTGATTCAGTTACCAACCAACCTTTTGTTGCATCTGCATAAACTACTGTTACTGCTATACCTTCGTCTGCTATAACTGCATCTTGAGCAGCTCCACCTATATTTGAACCATTTCTACCTAATGTTAAATTAGCAGTATCAAATGTATTTGCATAATCTTTAACAGCTACAATAGCTCCTGCACTTGGTGATGCAGGTAATGTTACAGTGAAAGATCCACTAGATGTATCACAAAAATATCCCTCACCAGATACTGCTGTAAAACCAGTTGTCTTGATTGAAGTTTGCCAATCAACAGCTCCAGCTCTACCCATTCCTGTTGTTGTTGCCCCGCTAGCTATATTTACCGCACCACCACAACGACCTAATGTTACTGTTGAACCACAGACAACAATTGTATTACCTGATCCTGATCCTACAGTTGTTGTTGATCCACATTTTTTGATGATTACTGAATCATCTGAAACTTTATTTATATTATCTACTTTAATTTTACTTGTCATAATTATTGAAATCTATACCTTATTATTACTATACCAGATCCTCCTGCTCCTGATCCTGGACTTGGAGCACTTCCTCCTCCACCACCGCCTCCTGTATTAGCTGTTCCAGAACCTCCAACGCCACCTGAGTTTCCAGCACCACCACCACCTGGTCCAGCTCCGCCATTATTATCTGCTGTACCTGCACCTACTCCACCACCGCCACCAGCTCTAGCTGTTGGAGTTGCATTAATTGAAGTAGTCACTCCAGCACCTCCATCTCCTGCAGATGCACCTGGACCGGGATCTGGTCTTTCAATAACAGCTTGACCTGCAGCTCCTGCACCACCGCCGCCGCCTCCAGCTGCCCAAAAACCTGGTTCGTGATTTCCTCTACCACCGTCATTTCCTTGAGGTGGACTAACAGTAGGTGTATTACCTGTTCCGCCAGTTCCTCCATTAAAAGGATTTGGACTTGTATTACAACTTCCACCACCTCCACCACCAGAACCTCCATCATTTCCATCTAAATTAGTGCCAGGAAAAGTTCCACTTCCTCCTCCAGCACCTCCACCTATAGATGTTATAGTTGAAAAAATTGAATTAGATCCATCATTACCTTTTTGACTGTTTGAAGTTTGTGAAGCACCTCCTGCACCAACTGTTATTGGAATTGCTCCTGTAACTGAAAGACCTCCAGATGCTGCTAAAGGACTTGCTGAATAAGTACACAAAGGTGATTTAGATTCTCTAAAACCACCAGCACCCCCTCCACCAACTCTATCAGTTTTTCCTCCACTAGCACCACCAGCAATTACCATATATGAAACTGTATCTGATCCTGCTGCATTACCAGCATTAGAAACACAAAATGTACCTGGACCTGTAAAAGTGTGCACTTTAAAATTTGTACAAACGGTTGTTACAGTCCCACCTGTTGCCGCAATAAAAGCAGGTGTAGTACCTTGTTCAGTATCCTCTGCATTTTGAACATTAATCCAACCTTTTGTTGCATCTACATAAACTAAAGTAAGTGCTTGACCATTTACATTTGCAAACGCACTTGCGTTTACACCACCTATTTTTTCTGAACCATTAGGTGTCACTGTTAATTTATTAGATGCAAAATTTCTTGCATAATCAGAAAAAGCAACTATTGCTCCAGCTGAACCTGCAGGTAAATTTGCTGTAATTTCATTACTAGATGTATCTACAAAATAACCTTCACCACTTGCTGCAGTAAAAGTAGCAGCTGTTTTAATTGATCCTGTTTGCCAATCTACTGAACCTTCTCTACCAAAACCTGTTTGACTAGCACCAGTTCCTAATTGTACAGTAGTTCCAGAACCACCGATTGTAAGAGTGGAACCACTTTGTTTATCTATTGTATCTACTTCTATTTTTGACATTACACTATTACTAAAGTCCCTGTTACTGTTATTGTGCCAGGTATGGTAATAGGTCCCGCAAGAACACCGTTCTCAACAGTTTGTGTGCCATCCATAGTGGCTGCTTGATTTTTTATAAATTCATCAGGGGCTGTGCCGCCTCCGATGTATTGGATTCCGTTTACTATTGCCGTCATAATTCCTCCTACGAACTAATTGTATCAATGAATGATGTAACAATATCTAAAGACGAAGCAGTGTTGCTTTGAGCTTTAAGTACAT